CATATGGTAAAGACTTTAGTTCTGGCGACCAAATTGCATTTGACATTGCACGACAACTACTAACTAAAGGCATAACTGATTACAGTGAGGTTAAAAGTTTAGTTCCTACTACTGTTACAGAAACGGTGCCTGAGGGTGAAACAGGCTTCACTTACAGTTACGATAGAACTGCTTATATTAATCCAAAGACTGGCCAAGAAGTTAGCACTTGGTTAGGCGCAACATATACCGGCGAGGGCGGCACACAATATAATATTGATTATAACACAGGTAAGTTCTATACTGAAGGTAGTAGTTCAAACGACCTAGATGGTGGTTTAGGATTAGTATTAAGCATTGGTGCAAGTTTCTTGCTACCTGGCGTTGGTTCATTGATTGCCGCAGAGTTAGGTGTAAGTCAAGCAATTGGAACTGCAATTGCACAAGCAGGCTTTCAATCTGCAATGGGTGCAGACAGTAAAAACATATTGTTAGGATTAGCGTTAGGTCCTATAGGACAAGAAATAACAGGATTAAATGCCGCAGGCGCAGTGTCAACTAATTTAAGTAGTTTAATTAGCGATCCTGCTATATTATCATTAGCAACAAACGCAGTCGTGGCCGCTGGAACTACATTGCTTGCAACAGGCGGTAATACTAATGCCGCATTGAACAGTGCAGCCGGATCAGTTGTTAATACTGTTGTAACCAATTTAACTGGTTCAAGCGCAATTGGAGCTGGAGCATCGTCATTAGCATCTGGTGGCAATAGTGAATCAGCAATAAGTAGTTTGTTAAACACGGCAGCTTATAATGCAGGCGTAGAAAATAGAGACAGTGTTGTTAATTTGTTTACTGGCGTAAGTAGCAATACAGCTAGCACATTGTTAAATACAGCCAACACAATATCAAGTACCGGTAATGTAGATGTATTGGGCGACTTCATCAATACATTAGATGCAGTTACAAACACTGGCAACAGTCAAGTTATTGATAACTATGTAAACGCTACAGCAAATATTGCAACTTCAAACAACAATGACCAATTATCAACCTTTAATTCAACCACTAATAATGTTATTGTAAGCAGTAATGGCAACACAAGTGTATTAGATACATTTGTAAACAGTGCAGGCAACGCGGCTATTAGTGGCGACTTGAGTGTGTATGACCAAATCTTAAATACATTCAATGATGGTGCAAACATTGTTGCTAACATTGCAAACACATATGGTCCTGGATATCAAGTAGCAGTAGACAATACTGGTAATGTTGTCATCAGTGACGCTGGTGGCGGTGTTGTACAAAATGTTGGAAGTAGCACAGGAACTACTACACCAGTAGATACTACACCTACAATCACAGCAAAAGATTTGACCGGTGATAGTAAAACATTGTATGATGATTTGGAAACACAATGGAGTGTAATTAACGAACAAATTTCAAATAATACAGACCAGGACAACTCAGAATTAATAAGTCAAGCAAGAACCATAATACAGCAACAAGAAGCAATTGTAGAGGCAGCTAAAGATCCAGAACAAGCGGCAAACTTAAATCAGTTCATTCAAAATAACGCACCAGTAGATGATCCAGAAGCATTAGCATCTTTCAGAGAAACTTATGGACTTACTGACCAGCAAATAGCAAACGCTCAAAGATTGAATGAGATTAAAACTCAGCAATTCTTGCAACAGCAACAACAAACACAATTAGACAATCTACAGCCAGGCCAGTTCTACAATGGTATTGGTAAAGACAGTTTAAGTCCTACAGGTTATATAAACATTGACGGAAATGCAGTCAACCGTGATGGTTCACTATTCAGTGGACCTGTAATGCCTGGTCAAGAAACTAATGTAAACATTAGCAACTTAAACTTGGGTGGACAGACATTTGATGTTACTGGTGGAGGTCCTGTTAATCCTGGTACAACCATAATTACTGACAGTGTATTGGGCGATGCTAATGTTACAGGTCCTGCAAATCCAAGTGATGTAACACGTGATGTATTTGCCAACAATGTAACTGGTGGAACTGTAACTGGAACACCTGGAGCATCTACTAATACAGGAAGTATTACAGCAAACAACATTACATTCCAGGATCTTGCAGGAATAATTTCAAACAATAAAGATATTACAGCTAACAACGCTAATACAGGCAATATTACCAATGTAACTTCAACAACTGGTAATGTGTCATTGACTGATTCTACTACTGGTAATGTTTCAAATGCAAATACAACTACTGGAACAGTAATTGCTAATAATGCAACCACTGGTAATATTTCTGATAGCACAAGCACAACAGGTAACATATTAATTAATACTGGCACAACAGGTAATGTTAATAATGTAGCAACTGTAATAAACAACGCTAATATAAACAACACTACCACTGGTAATGTTTCAAGCGCAAGTAGCATTATTAATAACTTAACTGCAAACAATACATTTACTACTAGTATTACTGATTCAACTGGATTAGTAAACAATGCAATTATTACTAACTCAACGGTTGGAAACTTAAACAATGTAACTGGCACAACAAACAACGCTACCATTCTTAACAGCACAGGTGGTAATGGTAACATTATTCTTGGCACCGGAACTTCTAATGGCAATGTAATAATAACCGGACCCGGAACTTCTAATGGCAACATAATAGTATCTGGACCTGTCATACCTAGTGGTAACATCGTTACAGGAAACGCAAACATTGTTGCTAATGTTCCTGAAGGTAACATTGTTGTCAGCAATACAACATCCAATAATGCAATTATTACTACAAACACCATTCCAAATACTAATGTTGTTATCACTACAAACACCATTCCAAATACTAATGTTGTTATCACTACAAACACCATTCCAAATACTAATGTTGTTATCACTACAAACACCATTCCAAATGGCAATGTATTAACAAACGCTAATGTATTGACCAATGTATTCATACCTAATACTAATGCAAATGTAACAACGAATACATTCTCAAATCTTGCAAACATATCCAACATTGGAAACATTACATTTAACACTGGCGGATTGAATCCAGGATATATTGAACCTCCTACATTCTACAATGCTACAAGCCCTGTGCAAAGTCAGTATTATTGGGGTGATCGTCCCTATCAGCCAGGCCCTACATTTAATGAAGTCTTGTATAATACTGCACCTAACGCACCACAGACACCGTTCGGATTACAGCAAATGGCAGAACCATTAACTGGAGATCAGATTAATCAGATTGCTATGGGCAGAACTGTAATACCTAACAATATGCGTATGCCTGTCAATCCATACGATTGGTCAAAAGATTACAATAGTAACAATGTTCCAATGGCACCTGTAGGCGTAGTATTACCTACAATACAAACTGCTGGATTTAGCGTTCCTAACAGGTCAGCAAATACAACCACAACAAGTTCTACTGAATCTAGTCCGGTTGTTGTTGGTCCAGTTGCTCCAGGACCAAATCCTAATGACCCGCGTGACACACGCAATCCATATGTACCTAGCACTACACCAGATCCTGGTCGTTATATAATGGGTCCAAACGGTCCTATCTATGTTGCTCCTGGTAATGAACCACCTGGGGCAGTATTTGTCATAGGCCCATAATATAAAATACTAAATACAATAATAAGGAAACATACAATGAGTTTCGGAAAATCAAGTTCAACAACAACGCCAACACTTACAGATGAGCAAAAAGCCCAGATTCAGGCACAAACTGAATTCTTTACAGGCACAATTGCTCCAACATACACAAGTGCTGTTAAGGGTGCAACAGATGTTTACAATCAAAATGTAGGCGGCGTCACAAATGCCGCTCAAAATCTAGCAGGAACTGCAAGACAAGCACAAGATGTGTTAGGTTCTACTGGTGAATCTGCACTACGCACAGGTGTTACAGGATTGCAAAGCCTATTCAGCCCAGATTATGAGCAAAATCAAATTCGTGCGGCATTAGCACCAGCACAAAGTCAGTATATGCAGAACTTAGCAGGACAACAAGCACAATTTGGCGGTGCTGGCAACTTAGGTAGTGCTCGTCAAGCATTAGCTGGTCAGCAACTAGCAGGTCAAACACAGGCTGCACAACAGCAAGCCGCCGCACAAGTTCAAAAAGATATTATGGCGCAAAGAGCAGGTGCTGCCTCACAATTGGCAGGCATCGGTCAGGGCGGCATTGGTCAAGCAATCGGAGCAGCCGGTCAGACAACAACAGCAAGTATGATCCCACAAGAACTTTACAACAAATATGCTAGTGTAATCTTTGGAACGCCTGCGGCAAGTTACAATACTAACTTTGCTGGTACACAAGGTTCTAATCAAACTGGTATGAATATTGGCGCAAGAATTTAAGGATTAAAAAATGGCATACCAATATACAGATTACTCAGGATACGGAAACGAGTCTGAAGAAGAAACACGCAAACGCCGAGCTATGATGATTGCTTCAGCAATGGCTGGCTTGCCTGCAGGCGCGGGCCCAGCTGATGTAGCAGGACAAGTAATTAATGACAGAATTGCACAAGCACAAAATACTGCAACTCAAGCTGGTCAAATGTTTACTAATCCAGAAGAAGCAATGCAAAAACGATTACAATTAGATCGTCAAGAGCAAGTCGCGGCTGATGCAACACCAGTTACACAAACAATTAAAACTAATCCAGTAACAGGTGAGCAAGAGATGACGGTCAAAGGTAATGTCAGAGATTTATCTGCGGCAAATCCATTAACCCCTACTGTTAGTGGATTTCAATCACAACCTATTAGTCCAGATAGTTTACAAATGCAACAAGCACAGGTTCCTGTACCACAGCAACAAATGCCACAAGCACAAGTTCCTGTCCCACAGCAACAAATGCCACAACTTCCTGCACAAGGTCAGATACCTGCAGATATGGCACAACGACCTGTTCCTGCTATGCAATTACCTCCTATTGGTGCTGGAGTTAATGTTGCAAGTAATGCTCCTGGCTTACCACAAACCCAACCACCAGTTCAACAAGCACCGGCAGCAGTGGCGGCTGCACCTGGCGCAAGTTTTGCACAGATGGGTCAAGCATTTACGCCCAGTGTAGAAACTCAAGCAGAACCGTTGACGCAAGGTCAATTGGCAAATGAATCATTAATCAATGCTCGTAATGAAACTGATCCAGAAAAGCGTAGACAACAGTTTGCACGATTGTTAACAGATCAAAATGTTGATAGTGGAACAAAAGCATTGGCAAACAGATTTATTGCAGATGATTACATTAAACAACGCAACATTGCTGATGCTGAACGCAAGATTGAACAAGCAACTGAAACTGATTTAGCTCGTTATATGCGAGAAACTAAAAAAGAAGGCAGTTATGTAAAAGCAATATTGTTTGCACGATTAGGACTAAATGAACTTGCACAAAAAGAACAAGAAAAGATTGATCCAACTATTAGTATGGAAAGTGCAGTAGATACTAAAGGCAACAAATATACTGTTGGTAAAGATAAAGCTGGCAGAATTACATCAGGCTTTGATTCAACTGGTAAACAGATTGGTCAAGAAACAATCGCTAATCTAAGTGCGGCTGCTATGCCAACTAAGTCATTCTTACTACCACAAAGTGGCGGTGGATTGATGCAGAAAACTATTATGGGACCTGATGGACAACCTCAAGTTATTACTGGACAAGTGTTTACTGATCCAGTAACACGTGATACTTACTTCCAAGCAGGTAACAAGCGTTATGACACTAGTGGATTGTCTACACCATCGCAAAACGTTCAAAATACATATGGAGCCGCACAAGCAGGATCTGCTGGTAAGGCTGCAGGTGAAGGATTTACTCCACAACCATTGTCACAGTTTCCAGGTATGGCAGGTCAGCCACAAGCAGGCGCACAACCACAACCACAACCTGTTCAACAACCTGTTCAACAAGGTCCTGTCAATCCACAAACTGTTGCTAGAGCAGAAAGAGATTTACAATCATTACAACAAGAGATTAATCGTATTCCTCCAACTGATCCTAAACGTGAAGAACGATTGGCTATTCTTAATAGTGAAGTTGCAAAAACAAGACAAGCTATTGGAACTAATGCGCCACAAGTTAATCAACCATTGTGGAAACAAAGACAGCAAGCAGAGTTGGGCACAGAACAAGGTAAAGCAAATATTCAAGCGGCAAAAGAGATTAATGTTGCAGAACAGAAAGTTCCTGCAGAGGCTCGTGGTAAAGAACAAGCCAAAGAAATTGCTAAACAAGGCTTTGCTGATTCCACATACCCATTATTATCAGCAGTACGTGAAGAAATTAGTAAATCTACTGGCAGTAAAATTGGTGCTAGTGTAGACGAACTTGGCAGATTGATTGGCGCAAGTACAAAAGGTGCTGAAGCAATTGCTAAACTTAATGTATTAGCAGGACCAATTAAGATGAGCATCCCACGATTTGAAGGAGCTCAGTCTGATCGTGATGTACAAGAATACGCTCGTCAAGCAGGTGATTTTGCAAATCCAAAACTTACTGTAAAAGAAAGATTAGCGGCATTAGATGCTATGGAAACATTACTGAAGAAGTATGACAAAGCAGGAACTAATGATTGGACATTTGGTAGAACTACTGAAAAGGCAAAAGAAGCTGGCACTACTAGTAGTGGCAACAAATATAAGAGAGTTCAATAATGGCTTTTATTTACGAAGTTAACGGTCAGAAAGTAGAGTTTGAAAAAGAACCTACGGATAAAGACATTGATGAGGCTGCTCGTAATATAAGAGCAAAGCCTGAGTCCCAACAACAGAAGCCTGTTGAAGGTAGTGGTGGTGCAGCCTTTGGTGTATTCAGACCACAAGGTCGTAGACCAGAGAGTCAGCAAGACCGTGAAGCAAGTAAAGAAATGCCATTACAAACTGCAAGAGGTGTTGTAACTGGCACATTAGGTGCACCAGCAGACATATTAAATTTACCAGGTGCAATATATGGTGCGGCAACTAATCAACCTGCTCCATATCGCATACCATTGGGCAGTGAAGATTTCAATCAAATGCTTCCTGGACAAAGTGACACACCACAAGCAAAGCTTGCACGATTTGGTGGTGAAGTATTGAGCCCTATTCCAACAATCAAAGGTGCACAAGCAATAGCAAGAGCGCCAGGACAAGTTTATCGTTCAGGACAAGAATTTACACAAGGTGCAATGGAAGGATTACGCAATCCAACATATCAACGCAATAGTCAAACAGCATTTGCGCCATTAGAACAAACATATTACCCAACACCACAAGTGCAAGCGTTTCAAAATGCTCCTGTAATGGATCGTCCTGGTATGTTACCACAACTAGAAGCAAGTCAACAACCAAGTAGTAGTTTATTCAATAGTCCAGGTGAACTATTAGCAACTGCATTAGGTCCTAAAACAGCAAAAGGACAAAACTTAATACCTTATCAAGGTGAAACGACAAAAGCATTTGGTGAAACTGTAGGTCGTGATATTGCTACTGAACCATTTAAGCGTGCCGGCTTGCCATCATTAGCAGGTGCAACAATCGGCGGTCTTGCTGGCGGACCCTTTGGCGCAATATTAGGTTTAGGTGCTGGCGCGGCATTGAATCCATTAATACGAGGTGCTGAACTATTTGCATTGAACAAGTTAGGTAAAACTGCAGGCTTTAGTAGAGGCTTTCCAGAACAACTTGCACAAGCACAAGGTCGTGCTGGCATTCAAGCACAAGCACCACAAACACCATTGTTAACTAATACTCCTAGTGCTCCAGGACCAGTTAATCCACAAACAATGTATGTTGCACCAGAAGGTGTAGCAGGAACTAACATCAATCAAGTTAGTCAAGCAGGCGCACAACAAAGGTATGCTCCACAACCTGTAGCACAAACTCCAGCACAACAATCACAACAGTTGGCTGCACAGAAGTTACAGCAACTACAACAGCCTGCGGCACAACAAATTGCGCCTGCTGGAACCAGCGCCCCCGCACCTATACCTCAACCAGCTGTTAGAGCACCTGTCCCTAAAGTCCAAGCCCAACCTGTTGTACAAGGTACGACTCGTCCATCTAATGCTATCAATAAAGAATTAACGGATCTTGATAATCAAATGACTAATTTGCGTGATGATGCTTTAAGAAGCAAACTAAAGCCAGATACACCAGAAGGTCAAGCGTATAGTAATCAATTAAATGAGTTGTCAAAGCAAGCAGATACATTGAAAAAGGAATTAGAAGCCGCACAAAAAGCTGAAAAGCAAATGTCAAAAAAAAAGGCTCCAAGTAATGTAAGTCAAATGATTGTGCCAAAAGAACAATTACCAAGTGGTATTAGTTCACTAAGTAAAGATGCTGTAGGAGAAATATATCCTACTAAAGATGCATATGATAAGGCAATGATTTTCAAAACATTACAAGAAGATGTGCCTAGAGCAAGTTATATAGAAGGTGGTAAATTGATTACAGTGTTCCCACAGAACATACCAAAAGATATTATCAGAAGTGCAGGTATCTCTCCAATGGGAACTATTATTAGAGATGCAAAAACTGGAAAAGTAATAAAGGATTAATATGACAACACAAGAAATACTAACACAAACATTCAACAATAACTTTGTTGCTTATTATCGTGCCCACACAGCACACATAAACATTATGGGTCGTAACTTCCGTAGCGACCATAAGTTATTACAAGGTGTTTATGAAAGACGACAAGCGCAGATAGATATTCTCGGAGAACTATTACGCACATTAGATGATTATATGCCTTGTGAAATACAAGATGTATTAAATCAAAGTGAAATATCTACTGGTATCTTTGAAGAAACAGCAGATGGATTTTTAGAAGGAGTCAGAGATGATTTGGAATTACTTAAAGGAACATACGAAGAACTTATGGCTATTGCTGAAGATGAAGGTCACAAAGAAATAGCCAATTATGCTCAGGATCAAATATTAGATTTGGCAAAGAGCATATGGATGCTAAACTCAACACTTAGTTAAGACACCAAAAACGCTATCAAGAACCAGATGATTTTGTGTCTTTCTAGTCTGGGCATCAACGAATAGGCAGGCGAGTTTGTTAAGCGTTTAATTTTTTGTAAGCATAACTACCACGAACATCATAACCGTGTTTTTCGTGTAGTTTTAGAAAACTTGATTGGTCTTTACGCATTGTGGTAGAACAGATAATATTGACCTGAGCCAAAGTAGCAAAGGCTTCCCACAAGTGTAACATATCAATCACTAACTTTACTCTTTCTCTTGAAGATAGATTTAGTGAAAGATGTGCCATTTTAATGATGACCATTTCGTCATCGCTCCAGGCTGAATGCTCACCCGCTTTGGCCCAAGTGTAAGCAACTATGTTGTTTTCACTGTCTGTAGCAACTGATAATAGTTCGGTTGTAGGACAATAGAATTGATTGACAACAGCAAAGGTAATGTTGCGACTATATGCAATGGGGTCTGGGGCAAAGATAGTGTCTATTTCTGTTTGAAAATGGTCAATAGCCATTTGAACGATGTGAGGCACATCTAAGCCAGTAGCAGGTCTCCAAATATAAGTCATTTCTATTCCTTTGTGATAGTCTATTTAATATTAGAAAAATAAGGAAGATAAATACTTTATGGAAAAGATAACAACAACAGCAAAGAAACCCAAAGGCGGTGCTCGTCCAGGTGCGGGTCGCAAGAAAGATGGTCGCAATCAACTTAGTGTTGGTGGACTATTAGAAATGCTAGAAATCAAAGCAGGTGGAAAGCCCTACGAGGAACTACTTGTAAATGATTTTTTATTAGCAAGACAGAATAACGACAGTCAGTTAATCATTAAATATCACAACTTGATATTAAACAAAGTAATGACTAATATGGCTAAAATTGAAGTAACAGATAGTAGCGATACTATTGAGGCTAAGAAAGTTGCGTTCGCAGAAGCATTAGCCAAACTTACTGGTTTAAGTAAAGAATAAATAGTATTATGGCTACTAAGAAAGTTAAATTAAGTGTTGGCAGAGGTGAGAAATTACCTGTAAGCAAAGGCGCTGGTTTAACTGAAAAAGGTAGAAAGAAATATAATCGTGCTACAGGTAGTAATTTGAAAGCACCAACTAAAAGTGGTCCTAGACAAAAAAGTTTTTGTGCTAGAAGCAGTAGTTGGGATGGAGAACGAGGCAAAGCCGCAAGAAAGAGATGGGGATGTTAAAATGAAAGACGGATTATACGCAAATATTCACGCCAAGAGAGAACGCATAAAAGCAGGCTCTGGTGAAAAGATGCGTAAGCCAGGCACTAAAGGTGCCCCAACAGCGAGTGCGTTTAAGCAATCAGCAAAAACGGCAAAGAAAACAAAAGGAAAATCAAAATGAAAGCAAATGGTAAAACACAAACTGATAGCAATATGAACTTTGATGGTATGGAGCGTATGTCTCCTAGTCATTCAATGAAGTATTGTAGCAACCAATACTCTGGTGTTCAAAATCCTAACAAGTTAATCAATAAAGGGCGTGGTCCTACAGTTGGTAATAAGAGTGACGATGATAGAACATATCCAGATGCTGCCGTAGTTCCTAAACTACCAGCACAAGGTTCAGTTCGTGATAACATCAATCGTGGACCACAAGTTCGTTATAGTGGCGGTGGTCGCTTCCCTGAGACACGAACTTGGGCACCCAGTGCTACACAGAACTATAAAGGCAACCCTGACAAAATTAATGCAGGTCGTGGTCCAACTAAAGGGAATCAAATATGATACTCAATGGTGGCTTCTTCAATCAAAATGGTAATACTTACAATGTAGCATACTCAAATGTTTCAGCAACAATTACTATTCCAGTATCACACGAAGTGTTTGATAACTTGCGTATTACTAACACAAGTGGTAACACCGTGTTTATGAATGTATCATTAACAAATCCTACAACTATTGCGGCTCCAACAGCAGGCGCAAATGGATCAAGTAATGTGTTTAGTGTGCCAACAGGTCAATCAACATTTATAAACTCAGGCATCAACCAACCAGGTAATGTCTTTATCAGCACAATCAGTATTGCTGGTTCAGGTAGTGTATTTTTAGAAACAGGATCATTTATATGATGAACACAAAAAACCCCCAAGCAAAAGCAATTAATCAAAAGCGTGGACCTACAATGGGCAATGAAGGCACAAGTACAAAGCGTAATGATTTTATGAAAGCAAAATCTACAAGTAGTGGTGAGAAATCACAACTAGCAGATATGGTTATGTCAGCACTTGAAACTCGCGGTCGCGGTATGAAACCATACATTGATCCAGCAGTTGAAGGCTTACACGCTAATACTAATGTTGGACCAAAGAGCAATACTACTGCTAATGGTGCAAAATTACCAAGCAAATACAAAAAGCCTATCACTAAAGGCTGATTGTAGTAAATACACTTGAGTAGCATAGGGCTACTCAAGTTTCGTATCGTTAATTAAGGAAAAGAAATGACAACAGAAAACAATCCGTGGGATGATGAAGCAACTTCATCTAGTGAAACAACAAAACCCGCAAAAACAAAAAAGACAGTACACGAAAGTAAAACACATAAACTTGTGTTGGAGCCACTAAGCACAGAGTTTGATTTAGAAGGTCTAATGACTGACTTCCCTACAGCCAAAGAACTTGAACGCTTTGTGTTTGACCAAACTGGTGTAGTATTAAACTTAAAAGGTCGTGCTAACAAACTCAAATATCAAACAGCAATGGATGTATTGAATGGACAAGAAGTTGATCCAGCATACTTAGGTAGCGACAATCCATATGTAGATAAAGTTGATATGGTTCCTGTAGAAGATTTGAAGCCAGTTCCAAAGCGTGATGAAAGTCTACCTGACAGAGAACAAATCCAAAACTTATTCTTTAGTCCATTAGTTCCACATCCAAATGAAGACTCAAGGGCTCGTGGTAAGAAGTGTCATTGTATGTTTAGAAAATACAAGACTGGTGAAATCAGTTATGAAATACTAGGTCCATTAGAACAATATGCTGTAGGTGAAAAGATTGATAAGTTTGGTCGCACTCGCCCAGAGATTTACAAATGGATTGATCCACGCACAGGAGAACAAATGGTTCAGCGTGAAGATGGAACACTTACACCTATCGGTCGTAGATTGCGTAGTATGATGAAAGCAATGCGTGTTAATAAATCAAGTCAATGGGATGTATGGATTGACCGTGAGTTTGGACAACTAAATCAGGATGCTATTAGTAATCCCTGGGATCTTTCTAAGGCTGTATGATGAACGAAGCAAGAGACACCGAAATACGCAGAGCGCAAGAACAAGTAAAGGTTAGTGAAACATTAATCTTACAAAAGATTAACGCAAGTCATCGTGTGGCTTTTGCTGAGAAGTTTCCCGGTCAATGCGAGCACATACTACGATTATTAACAGAACGACTACAAGCAGGTCTTGATAAGCGTGATGGTGTAGTATTAGATGATCCAGATACTTGGAAACTTAATCCTACAGAACTTAAAGATGTTAGTCAAGCATTAGAAGCAATATATTTTGTTCATAAAGATTTGAAGGCAAGTTAATGCTTGGCGAAGATGTATTAATGGCGAGAGCATTGCGCTACAGTGTGGATACAAACAATCTTACTATTGATGCATTAAAAACAATACCAGGACCATTAAAAACAAAATTAATGGATTTAAGTATTGAGATTGCTGACGATATGAGATATCATCAACTTAAATACTTTAGACCTTTCAAACATCAATTTGAGTTTTTCAAAACAGGTAATAGTGAGCGTAGAGGTATTCTTGCCGCTAATCGTATTGGTAAAACAGTATCTACTTGTTTTGAAACAGCATATCACTTAACAGGATTATATCCTGATTGGTGGGAAGGTCATCGCTACAGTGGCCCTATCACAGCAATGGTTGCTGGTGAAGGTTGGAGTCAAGTAGCGTTAGTATTACAAAATGAATTGTTAGGAACACAGGATGTCAAAATATCTGAAAATCTTGGATCTGGTGCTATACCACGGGAGTGTATTGTTACTGGTACTATGCGTAATGATGGGGCAAACTGCATTGGAGTTGAAATTAGGCACAAGTCTGGCGGTAATAGTTATTTGCTATTTGCCAACTATACGCAAGAAGTTAGGCAGTTACAAGGATTCAAACTCAACCTTGCCGTCTTTGACGAACAACCGCCGGACGACTTCTTCAGTGAAATCGTTACGAGGACAGCGACAACGCAAGGTAAGGTTCTATGTTCATTCACGCCATTAAAAGGATTGAATGGATTAGTTAGTAAGTTTTGGAACAAAGAAGAAGGTTACGAGTATATTCGTGTTAGTTGGGATGATTGTCCAGAGTATGATCCCTGGGGCTTACCATTCTTATTAAACGCAACTCGTAGACAACTTGAACGTGATTATTTACCACACGAACGAGAAGCTCGTATTGCTGGTAAACCTGTTATGGGTAAAGGTGCTGTGTTTCAACTTAGTAATTGGCCTACATACAAAACTGGTGAGATTGATTTTACAAGACTACCAAACATACAAAGAGTGATAGCACTTGATTTAGGTTTAGTAAATGACAAGACAGTTATTAGTTTAATATATTGGGAACCATATGAGCGTGTTGCTTATTTACATAGACAAATCATTGTGCAAGGTATTGAGGAGGCTGTCCCCACTCAGTATATCAATCATCTCCTTCGCCCTGAAGTGTTTGGCACTCCTATTGTTTTACCTGCTGATGCAAACACTAGTGGGAGATACACGATGAGTTCAAGTAGTATTAGAGAACTGTTTGAAAGTTATGAACTAAATGTGTATGAGAAAGCGATAATGAACCCGCCTGATAACGAAGGTCGTGTAACTAATCACAAGAGTTATGGTATCAATCAAATGCGTCAAATGCTAGAAGTAGGAAGTTTAATGGTTAATGAGAACTGCACAAACTTTCTAAGTGAAGCACAAAACTATTTTGTTGATGAGCGTGGTAGATTCAGTGATCCAGATGATTGTATTGATAGTTGTCGTTATGGAATACTTGCTTGTTTACAGGGGATAGCAGAGCCCTGGGATAATCGTAACTCTCAACAAAGAATGATAGCACAACGAGATAGATATGTAAAAAGAGATGACAGCAATAAACCTAGTTGGAAAAGGTCATTCTCAGCAACTTAAGGAATAGAAATGAATTGGAAAGTGATAAATGGTAACAGTGCCGAAATACTGAAAACGTACCCAGACAATAGTTTTGACTGTGTAGTCACAGACCCACCATATGGTATTAACTTCTTAGGCAAAGCTTGGGATAGTAATACAGGTGATAAAGAGGTTTATGAACAATGCTTACGAGTGTTAAAGCCAGGTGGTCATTTACTTGCGTTTAGTGCGGCACGAACGTATCATCACTTAGCAATGACTGTTGAGACAGTTGGCTTTGAGATTAGAGACCAGATTATGTGGATCTATGGCAGTGGCTTCCCTAAGAGTCAGAATGTAGGCAAGATGATTGACAGTCAGATACTTCGTGGCAGCAGTCATACAACAGCACAAAGAAAAATGGCTATGGGAGATGATTACACAGAGGCTGGACATTATACAGTATTCTCTGCTGATCAAGAATCTGAATTGGCACAAGCAAGCAAAGATACCAAAACACCAGCAAATTGGAAACCACAAACAGAGTTAGGTAAACAATATAAAGGATGGGGCACACAACTCAAACCCGCACACGAACCAATTTGTATGGCCCGCAAGCCTATCAAAGTTGGCAGCATAGCCAAGAATTGCCAGCAGTGGGGCACTGGTGCAATCAATATTGATGTTACAAGAATAGGTGATAGATTTCCAAGTAATGTATTAGGCGATATAGAAGAGCCATATCAAAAATATTTTTATTGCCCTAAAGTCAATCGTAGTGAAAGACATATTGGATGTGATATGGAAAACGCACCAAGACCTGGAAGTAATGGTCACGGAGGTGGCATTTATGAGAACGATACTT